GATGGGTCATTTGGGTCTGTGATGTAATTAGCAATATATCCGTTTGATGAAATAGTAATATCAGTCCCAGTTCCAATAATAGGCACTTTATTTAATTCTCTATATGCTACACCTCCTAAAGTACCTTGAGAAACACTTGAGTTAAAATAATAAGCAACTGAACTACCGCCACCGCCAGATGTTGGAAAGTTAGCTAAAGTACCATCACCCCTAATATATTGTGAAGCAATACCTGCTCCTGTTACTGATAGCGTTCCATTAGCCGTTAAAGGGCTATTTGCGACACTAAAAGCACTTGGCATAGATAACCCTACCGAAGTCAATCCTGTGTCTGTATCTGTCCAACTAGTAGTAATAGTACCTCCACTTTGCTGATTTAATGTCAAAGTCTTAGTCGTTGTTCCTGTTACCGCAGCAGATGTTAAACTTCTATTATATGCAGTATCCCAAGTTGTTTGACTTGCAGTAGTAGGTATAGAATAACCAGCAGCCAAACCAAAAGCCAAAGTGCCTGAGGTAGTTATTGGAGAACCTGTTATTGTTAATCCTGTTGGGACAGTTGCAGCTACACTTGTAACAGTTCCTACATAACTCTCTGTTGAGTTAACCCAAGCAGTTCCGTTGTATCTTAAAACTTGACCAGTACTAGGAGTAACAATTGATACATCACCCAAAAGAGTTAATGTATAATCTCCCTCTTGAGCAACTACGTTTCCTGTTCTACCATATACAGAGTAAACACCAGTAGGCAAAGGATATGCTCCTGAAGGTGCTTCAATTATTATCGGTTCTTCAGTTACATTAATCTCAATAATATCATTTACAACTGTTATTTCTGTACTCATTAGATTTGTGTTATATCTTGATAAACAATAAAATTACCCCAAATATATGTCTTGATATTATCATTTGGAAATTGAATAGTCATATCATAAACATAAGAACCAGCATCTATATTGACATCGTAATTAATTGTAATTTGGTTATCATCTACACCCCCAATAGTTATACCATCAGCCAAAGTCAATGTCATAACTGCATCTGCTGAATTAGGTCTTTTACGGACTTGAATTTCTACATTCGCACCTGTTAAATCAATTGGGTCAGTATTAGCAGTCAAAAGGAATATCTGACTCCAAGTATTGTTCTGCCATATCTGAATATTATAATTCGCTGGTCTGAAATCAGCATTAGAAGGATTACAAGACATTATTTTTATATTTTTACAAATTTACTAATTATTAAACAATTCCTTATATTCAATAGCTTCCCCCCAATAAGGATGAGTTTGATAAGTATTGTCTTTAGAATAGATAGAATTATGAGATGTAAAGTGATTGCCGTGATTAATATGGATAGCCTCATTCTTACATACCCATTGAGTTCGTTTAAGTTTATCGGTTTCAATATTTCCACAATTAACCTTTAAGGCATTAGGCAATATGTTTAAGCAATGCTCAATTGCATCATCTAGTCTCATAGTCATCTGGTGGAAAGGTTCATCGTTTTGATGTCTATGTTGCCAACCTTCTTTATTGATTCCTCCATAGTGCATATTGGTTAAAACCTCGCCTTTGAGAAAGTCTGGATAATCAAAATAACCCTCTGGGTACATTACATCGTGCTCTAAGAAAGATACATATTCGTACTCCCCCATTTCCTTAGCTATAAACAAACATTGCATTATCTGTAACAATTGGTTAAGGTGGCTTTGAGACTTATACCAACTAAAAACGCTTAGGAACGGATTTAAAGGCATTTCTTCCCAAAGGCAAGTGATTATATCGGCTTTGCCTTCAGAGGCTATTTTTATAGTGTCTAATGACTTATAAATGGCATTCCATATAGTATGTTGATTATTGTTAGAATAGAAGATGCCTAAACGCTTATTGCCAGTCTTTGGGATTGAGACTAGACTTCCTTCCTTATAGGTTTGTAAATGAACCAAATCTTTATCCTGCCAACTCAATTCTAAATGCTTTACTTGTCCGACATTAGGGTCTCCTATAATATCGTTATTTACTCTTAGCATTAACTTATCAGACTTTACTTTAGTACGGACAATCTCCGTACAATCTACTCCACCATATTTAGCTGATATTATTCTCATAGGACTGTTTTAGTTTGTTGTATTAATTCCCAATATTTAGAACTTGCGAACTCTTTGTTTATGTTTATGGTTTCCCCATAAGGCAACTTATTAATGTAATTAGACTTAAAGAATAACCCACTAATAGCATCAATTGCTCCTGCGTTATGATATATGTTTAATTTATCCCAAGATTCAATCCTTGATGTTGCCCAAGCAAACTCTAAATCTGGATGGCATATTGTTTTTTTACCCATCTTCCAACCTTCCCATAATACTGCCCACATATCTGCACACCATATCTGTAACTCGTGGTAAACTGGATTATCTGCTTTTATATTTGCACTTAATTCGCTTATTTCTTTATAAAGCCTCTCACAATTCCTTTCTACATTATCCCAAAATTTCCACCCTATTCCTTTCATTAGATATTGAGCACCTATTGAGTTTCTTTCGTTCTCTTTAATAATCTCTTTGTCTATCCCTACTATATCGCACATAGCATCTAAAACTTGTTCTCCTTTGCTCATTATGTACTCGTAGCCAATGTAGAATCTAGTATCAGAACCATACCATTTGTCATCATATAAAAACTTATACCATTCAATAGGCTTAGTAAATACTATATCGCAATCGTGATAAAATATAGCATCTTGTTCTAACTCAGGGAACTTCTTAAAATGTTGCTTTAGGATATTTGGTCTGATAGATGAAACATAGTTTTTATTTTCTCTGGTATCATCATAAAAGAAGAATCTAGCTGCATAATTGTTTGCTAGTTTAGACCACTCAATAGGAATAGAACCATCTCGCCAACATACTATGTCTATGTTGTTAGGGTTAATACCCATTGCACTAAAGTTGTTAATCATTACCTCTACTTGCCAAGCATAGTAAAGCGTTGCTGGTTGAGCACATACGAATCTTATTGTCATCGGTTTTGGTTTTTATTTAACAAGGAGCACAATCAGAATTAACTGAACAAGGTGTTCCACAGCTATATATTGTTAGTGTTCCTGAATTTGCAGATGGTGTAGTTCCTGCTCTTGCACACACTGTTTGAGTAACACCACTTCCTATGTTTCTATTTAACGTAGTTCCATCACTACATCTATCATAAGAATAATTGCCAGTACCACTTCCTTCGTTTACTATTGTCCAACATTCACAAGGAGCAGCCGTAGTAGTTGTGGTCGTAGTTGTTGTTGTGGTCGTAGTACAACTTACTATTACTGGTGTATTTTGTACTGATGTAGTTCCATTAGAATCCATAACTGCTACATACCAAGTTCCATTAGCTATACCAGTCCAATCATAAAAAGTAGCACCACCACCTAAAGCTACTCTAGGTCCAGCAACAATTGCAATAGCTGCTGCTGCTTGTGAATTAGCATAAGCAACAAAACTATATGTTCCACTACCTCCAGCAAAAGATGACCTCCAAGCACCAGTTACACCTGAACAAGTAACTGCTCCATTTGTTACTACTAAAGGTGCTAAAGTAGTTGTTGTTGTCGTAGTCGTAGTAGCAGGACATCCTGTAAAGCCAGTAGCAGTAATTGATAATTGCAATCCACTTGGGTCTGTATAATAAATTGAATCAATCCTAAACGTTTGACTTATAGCCGTAACTCTATCATTGACAGAGAATGTTCCATTAGGATATTGAGCAGAGGTAACTGAAGCACCTGTTCCACAATTAAACAGATTATACCATACTGGAGGCACAGTCGTAGTACTCGTAGTTGTCGTAGTAGCACAAGCAGGAGTAACAGAACGTGCCTTTCTATTAGATGGGTTTGCTGCATCTCTTATGGCTACCCAATGAATGGTGTCATCTTGATTATAATAAATATTAGAAGTACCAGCAGTCCAAGCCGTTGCTGATAATGCTGCTGATTGAGTAGAGAATACTGCATCCGTATATTCGTAAGTTCCAGCACCTCCAGTATAAGCGTTAGATGTTAAATAAGCATCACCACCAGAACAAGTATAAGTCAATGTAAAATCTACTAAAGCCAAAGTCGTAGAAGTTGTTGTTGTTGTTGTTGTAGCTGGACACCCAGTTAAACCTGTTGTTGTTATTGATAATTGTAAGCCACTAGGGTCGGTATAATAAATACTATCAATTCTAAATGTTTGACCTATTGAAGTTACTCGTTCATTAACTGAAAAAGAACCATTAGGATAGTTAGTAGAAGTAACTGTTACACCAGTAGCACAATTAAATAAAGCATACCATACTGGAGGTTGCGTTGTTGTTGTTGTAGTAGATGTAGTTGTTGTAGTCGTACTTGTAGTAGTAGTTGATGTAGTTGATGTAGTTGATGTAGTTGTACTTGTAGTTGTTGTACTCGTAGTTGTACTTGTTGTCGTAGGAGTTGCATCTGTGTAATACTTTCCTGTCCCTTGTAATGAAACACTATAAGTTCCTATTTCTTTATAGCTACCACTTATGCTATAATTTGATATAAAGCAATATCCACTAATGTACTTATAACCACCAATTCCATTATCAATAGCAAACCTTATAAGAAACAAAGTTCTATCTAAAATAAATTGAGCCATTTGTTGATATGAATATCCAGAAAGAGTTACTATTCCTTCACAAGTAGCATTCCAAACAGAAAGGTCATTAAGATATTCTCTAAAGAAAGCATCTGTTGTGCTAGATACTTCTTTTTGTTCAACCTGAACATTAAAAGTACAATTGGTAGAACAAGCAAAAGGAGTTTCAGACACAGGTATTACCGAAGTGTCAATCTTGTATAAAATAACATCTTTGCCTTGTACTTTAGCTGCCATTATTACTAAGTTAATGTATAAGCACCAATTCCTTGCAAAGAAATTGAATAAGTGGCTATATCTTTATAAGGTGCATTAATTGAAAGAGAAGTTATATTGGCATTACCACTTATAATTGTGATACTTGAGCCATTATCTATTGAGAATTTAATTGCAATAGGTGTTCTTGCTAATTGATTAGTCAACATATCAGAATACGAATATCCTGCTAAAGTAACAATACCTTCACAACTAACAGACCAAGAAGATATGTCAATTTTATATTCTCTAAACCAAGCAGAAGTCTGGCTTGTTACATCTTTTTGGTCAATTTGAACATTGAAGGTGCAATTAGTAGAACAAGCAAAGGCAGTATTTACCCCAGCAACTACTTTATAAAGAATTATATTTTTACCCTGTACTTTATCTGGCATATTGCAAAGTTAAACTATATTAATATTAAATTGTCCTATCCAGAATGGTCCTAGTTGACCTACATCTGTTATGTAATTTGGAATGATAAATGCCGATATTGTAGCAACACTTACCTCAATTAACTGAACCGAGTTTAATTCGTTTACATAAGAATTTTGACTTACTCTATTCATTATAAATTTCTTTCCTGTATAAGATAAATTACCTGTAACTGTGTCTGTTGTAGTAAATACCTTATCTAAATATACAAATGCCCCACTACTTATATGCTCTCCTAAATCACATTCTACTGTTGCCACATTCTTATTAAGGTTTCTTATGTTTTGGTAAGTCATAAATACAACTAAATCTACTGCTCCTAAAGGAGTACCACTAGGGCAAGAAGAATACCAATTCTTTAAGAATGTACCATCTGAAGAACATAAAACCCCTTTATTTGAAGAATAACCAAGAGCAGGAGAAGTTACAGATGGGTAATTATTCCCATAAGGTTGCTCAAATACTTTTAATGTAGATTGGTCTGCATTATTAGGATTATAATTAGCTTCTATATATTTAACTTGACTTGTTGCTCTTGTAATTACAAAGTTCTTATAATACCCACTTTCCCCACTTGCATTTACTATTATACTAAATTGTAATCTTCCATATATAGGAACACCAAATTCTAAGTAAGGTGGAATATCTTTACTAAATGTCCCAAACTCAATACTGGTGTCAGGTATTGCTATATTTTGTACTGTACTTGCCCATATACCATTTGTATCTAAATATTTTGTACCCCCAACTGTAATCATTTTTATTTGCAGTTTAGCACTTCCAAATGTTTTATGCTCAAAACTTAAATTAAAAGGCACTTCACCTATATATGGTAAGTAAAAATCAGGCAATGCAGTATTACCAGTAGATATTGAAGCATCCCCACTAGAACCTCTAGTTATAAAGTATTGATTAAATTGTGAATTAGCATCAGCAATTATTTGAACTGTACCTGTGCCACTAAAAGAAGGTATAAATCCTACGGCAGTAAACCCACTATATAACTTTAAATCTGCGTTGTCGCAATAGTTTAAAGCTGATTCATAAGCACCCCTTCCTTGAATATTATAAAAGCCTTTCTTTAATAGTTTTACTTGGCTATTATTAATGAAATGCACATTCCCATTTGTATAAGAAGCTATATTAACTGTATTACTTAAAACCCCACTACTTGTTATTGTTGGAGTAGCTAGAATATTATATTTAGTAAAATAATTAGTAGTAGCTGCCATCTCATTCATTGAAAATATACACCAATCTCCATTAGCTTGAAACATTCTACAATTAAATGATGTCATTATTTTACTAATAATGTCATAATAAGACTCGCCCATAAAATCCCTTCTATACTGATAGATTTGGCTAAATGGCTCGTTACTTACTGCATCTTGTCTATCATTCATTCCATCTGCAAAGTATGAACAAGCCACAACTAAATTAAGTACATCTGGATAACCTAATAACTTTAATCCATTACTAATTACATTTAATTGAGTGTCTAATTGATTAATACTATCATCTCTTACATATTCAATATTTTGAATAAAAGAAATAGCATCAATACAAGTAAAGTCTGCTTGAGTAATGCCTGTTGAAAAACCCATTTGAGTATAATCATTAAACAAAAAACCTCTCCACATTACATTTGTACTTTCTTTTAATACTACATAATACTTCCTATCATCTTGACTAAGTACATTTGGGAACTGGTCGTAATCATCTTGCGTTTCTAATAATATAGAAAAGTTAACCTGAGTAGATATTATCGTAGGGTACGGATATTCCTCGTTTGAATTAGGCTGAACTATTATTGATACTGGCTTATAGGTTTTAACTACTCCAGCAACATAATCTCTCTCATAAATCTCAAGTACTTGGTTTGTACCATTCCTTAAAATTTGAGTTATCGTATATCTTAATCCGTAAGCCATTATGCTAAACTGATTGATTGTCCTTTAATGTTTGATGCCTTTTGACTTCTATTTACTGCAAGTAATAAATCTTGGCCTCTTAATACAAATTGACCACCACTACTAGCAGAACTATCACTCATTGAACCTGCGTTAAAAGAACCTTGCATTATATTACCAAGTTTGCTTAATGGCAAAACTGCTTCACTTTCACTTCCCTCTCCAATCATTGCTAATGTTGGGCCAGTTGCTACACCACCACTTGCTAAACCTAATAGACCTTTAAATGCTCCCATAAATGATACTCCACCATTAGCTGCTCCACCACTTATTAAAGATAAAATACCAGCAAATATTGCAGCTTGAATAACTGCTTCTGCAATTTGTTTAGTTAGATTTTGGAACATTTGACCTATTGAATCACTTACATTCTCCCCTCTTTCCATTGCATCCCATAAACCCATAAGTGAATTAGTCGCAATATTTGAAACTGTACTAGCAAAATTTACATAATCTTGTTGTTGTATTTTTAATAATTTTCTAACTTCTTTTGCCTTTTCAGTTTCTCCCAAAACAAAAATACGATTAGCTTCTTTATCAAGCATTGCCATTGCTCTTGCAGTTCTTTCAGGGTCTAATTGTTTTACTCCACTTGCAGCTGCTCCACCTGCTCTTCTTTTTTCTAATAAACCTATTGCTTCATCTACTTTTGTTGCAGATAATTCTTGTCTTAAACTTGCCAAAGCAGTTTTTGCTTCTCCACTTGTTAATCCAGCAAGTTTTTTTATAGCATCAGAAATTGCATTAATTTTTTGACTATAATAAGATTCTTTATCCTTATCAGATGTAGGTAATTTTTTAATAAGACCTTCATCTAATTGATATTGCAAAGACCTTGTTTGCTCTGCTAAGTTTTGTATTATCTTACTTGTTTCACTTTGCTTAACATCTCCAACTCCTGCATTAGATGGACCAAATATTTTAGTAAATGTTTGCTTAATATTATCAGCAAATGTATTATATTTCTTATTTATTTCTTGTAAAATATAAGTATCAAATTCTAAATTTTTTATTGCTTTCTTTCTATCTTTTTCTGCAATATCTTCACCACTTGTACCACCTCTACTTACAAAAGCTAATGCTCTTTGTCCAAATGTTGGAGTTGGTGGCAATTCCTCTAATGATAATTGTTCTACTTGCTTTTTTGCTGCTTGTGCTGCTGCTTCTTGTGCTACGGCTTTATAGAAAATCATTTTTACATAAGCCTCTGAATTTTCAGTTAAGAATTTTTCAGCAGTACTTAAATCATTTGTATTTGCAATTGTATCTTTAAGAGTAGCATTAAATTGCTTTAAAAATGACTCTTTAGTTATTAAGCCATTTTTATATTGCTCGTGTGCTTCGTTAAGACTATTAATATCAGTAGAAGCCTTTACATAGGCTTTAGAAGCATCATCAAAAACTTTAATTTCTGATGCTAATGCAGTATTTAAACCACCTACTTTTTGTGTAATAAAATTAGATATTTCATCTCCAAACTTTAGAAATATGAATGTAGCTGCTGACAAAGCAACACCAATACCTGCTGGACCAGTTAAAGCACTTACCAATTCTTTCCCAATGCTACTTCCAGCTTCTTTTGACCTTTCTCCTAATCTTTGGAATGATTCAAGTAATGGGTTAAGGTTATTTGCAACACCTATAAAACCATAATTCAAATCTTGTAAAACACGACCTGAATTTAATAACGCTTGATTAGCTTGATTTGATGCACTAGGTAATTTACCTAAATTTGAACTTAATTGAGTAGTGGCAACAGATGTTTGTTGTAAACCTTCTAAAGCCTGTTTATTATCGGCTGTAATCGTAATTTTAAGTGTTTCCTGTGCCATTTTACTAATTTACTCCGTATAATTTTAATGTTTTTGCCAATTGGTCATCCGTTAACATTGTTTTTTCTTCGGTTTCTTCATTATCATCTAACATTGGTATAGGCCAAAATGTTTTTAATGATTTAGGAGACCTTTCAGTACTGCTACTTAGGTATATAATATAGGCAAGGTTTCTAGTCCTTGCCCATTCATTTAATTCTTTTCTTTCATTGCCTAAAACAATAATTGAAAAATCTTTCCAAGTCATCTCCCAAAACTCACTAGGTTTAACCCCACATTCAGCAGCCTTAACTAAGATGTCATCCCAGCTTAGATTTGTTAGACTTTTTTTTTTCTTCTTTAGGAGTGCCTTGAACAATTAAAACAGTTGTTGTAACAATGTATTTAATATATTCAATTACACTTCCTTTTTCATCAAAAATACCACCAAGTTCATCAACCCAATCGCAAACATCATTTTCATCAAATTCAACACTTTCTTTATTGCTATTACAAGCTGATTTATACCCTACAAAAATTAATAAAATTATAAGTTCTAAATCGTATTGTGTATTATTCAATATTTCAAAGTATCTATTTATTGGTAGATTCTCTTTTTCTCCTTTATCATTTATAGTTGCTTTAGCTATACAAAATTCACGCATAGCCCAAGTTCCCCACTTTAAAGGAATAGTTTTGTTGTTCAGTCTTAATTCAAACATAGGTTATTTTTTATGCAGTTTCAGTTTGTGTCAATGGTGGTACAGTTACTACGAAAGTCGCAGAAAATTTAACATCATCTTTATCAGCAGCGTTTACATCAAAGTTTGAAATAAATACTTGACCTGAATACACAATATCACCTGCTGTTGGAGTTGCTTTACCCATTTTCATATTGAAAGATGTTCTTGCAGCGTGAGCAGTGTACAATTGTTGGTAAGAATCCTTACTAGGACTTCCTGTTTCATCAATTGCAAAACCTTCACCTTGAAATGATTGTGTAAATGATGGACCAGCTTGATATTGGTCTCCACATTTAGAAGTTGCATCAATAGTGTTAACAGTTGATGTCATTGAGTTAGTTGTAAGACAAGCGACTGCTTTAAATGTTGCGTCTCCGTCTATGTCAGCGGTAAGAATGTAATCTCTTGCTGATACTTTTGTTTCTGCCATTTTATTTTAATTTTGAGTTATTATTAAATTATAAGTTATTATTGTTCTCCATACATTATCCGAAGGGTTTAAACCAT